CTGCCTCCAGATTGGGTTCCAATAATGAATGGAATGGATGAGATCTGGACTACTTCTGAGTTTATGAAAAATGTATTTATTGAATCTGGCATCACCGTTCCGGTATTTAATTTTAAACTTGGCTTCAACCATGAAGTTTATAAACAGATGAGTAAGGATAATTATGATCAATTCACCTTCTTGAACGATGGCTCGCCATCCCTCCGTAAGAACCCCCAGATTGCGGTAGATGCTTTTTTAAAGCTATTTGAAGGCAATCATAGATACCATTTAATACTTAAAAGCATTGATGATCAAACAGCTAGATGGTACAGAGATGGTACTAATTTGGGTAGTTTATCAAAGCATCCACAGATTACTTTGGTGAATGAAATGCTTCCAGAAAAAGAAAATGCAAAATTATATTCAAAATCTGATTGCATGATTTATCCAACAAGTGGAGAAGGATGGGGAATGATGCCATTTCAATCTTTGGCTATGGGAATCCCAACCATATGTACAGACTTTAGTGCATGCAATGAGTACGCTAGTATGTCTATCCCATTGGGGTATAGTTTGGATTCTGATCTGCCTGGCGTATATGAAAAAGCTGGAAGTTGGGCAATGCCAAATGTTGATGAATTATGTGATAAGATGTTGTATGTAGTTAATAACTATGATTTGGAAAAAAGTCGTGCTGAAAAAGCTGCTGAGACTCTACACCAGAATTATAAATGGGCAGACGTGTCTAAAGACTATTATAAAAGATTATGTCAAATATTGAACCAGTAAAAGAAAAAACAATTCTAGAAAAAGTTAAGGATATTGAAGATGTAGGTCTTCTATTCGTTAAAGGTTACTCATATCACGAGATAGCTACTTTGCTTTCTTTAAGCGTAACCAACGCTAAAGAGTATGTTCAAGAATATAAACGGATTATTGAAAAACAAGCAGAAGATGATCCGTATTTCCTTGAGCGTGTCCAATTTAACACCATTAAGGCGCTACAGGAATTTGATCAGTTAAGCAAAGAGGCTTGGGAAACTGTCAATATCGCAACAGATCATGGCATGGTTCCGGCAAGGATTCAAGCTCTTAAATTGTGTGGAGAACTTGCAAGCAAGAAGGCTCAACTTATGAAGCTGATGGGCAACGCAAACTCTGATAGCAATTACATTGCTCGAATGCAAAAAGCAGAAAATGTTAACCAGATTCTATCTAAAATCCTTCGGGATGTTATTTCCAAATACCCGGATATAGCTGAAGAAGTCAGGCAAGAGCTTGCAATTGCTTTTGAGATAATGGGAAGAGAAGATGTTGAACAGGAAGAAGGCATACAAGATGCAGAAATTATTTCTTGAAATCCAAATCAATGCACTTAAAATAAGCTCTCATAAAGGTATTTTTCGTGTCTGATTTTATTGGTTTGAATATTGATTACAAAGACTTTGACAGACTGCTGCGAAAAGATGAATTTGCGGAACAACCTGTTTCCATAGAAGTTTTTGTTCAAGATAGAAAATACTTGGGTCTCCCTGCTCTTTCAGAAATTCAAACTGAAATCGTACGTCATTCTACACAGATTTTTAAAAAACCAACACTTATTTCTTTAATGGGTGAAAAAGAAGGTTCTGACTACTACGATAAGTATACAGATAACGAAGTCATTTGCATGTTAGGTAAAGGATCTGGAAAAGACCATTGTGCTCGAATATCAATGGCCTACACTACTTACTTATTACATTGCCTAAATGATCCTCTTGACTATTATGGTAAAGCTAGAGGCGTATATGTTGATCTTCTTAACCTAGCTGTTAATGCTCAACAAGCTCAGAGAGTATTCTTTGAGCCTTTTAAAAACTTATTGCTTGGATCTCCGTATTTTAATGATGTTGGGTTTGAACCTAGAGTATCTGAAATCTTTTTTTTTAGTAGACCTGTTAGATGCTTTTCTGGTCACTCTGAAAGTGAAGGTTGGGAAGGTTATGAAGTAATGACTGTAATCTTAGACGAAATATCTGCTTTTAAAACTGATGCTGAATTGCGTGGAGAATTAAGATCTAAAGGTTCTGCTTCTGCTATTTATAACATGAGTAAGTTATCTGTTATGTCTCGTTTCCCGGAAGTCGGTAAAGTTATTCTTTTGTCTTTCCCTCGTTATAAAGGTGACTTTATTTCTCAAAGATATTTTGGATCTAGGGAAAAAGATGAACCAAAAACATGGTCAATAAAAGCTTCTACCTGGGAAGTTAATCCTACTATTAAGCGTGAACAATTAGAGTCTGAATATATTAGAAATCCAATTGAGGCTAGAGCTAGATTTGAATGTGAACCTCCAAACATGGAAGATGCTTTCTTTAGAGATCCAGATTTAGTAAGAAAAGCTTTTACTTATAGAGATAACCCTATGGAAGAAGATGGAGTATTTAAAAATTGGTTTAATAATTCTGATGGTTTTACTAGGTTTATGCATGTTGACTTAGCTTTAAAAAGAGACAGGGCTGCATTGTCATTAGCACATTGCGCCGGGTTTAAAGAAATTAAAACATCTATGGGCGTAGAAAAACTTCCTATTATTAATGTTGATTTGGTTTACTCTTGGGAGGCTTCTATTGGTGCAGAAATTAACTTTGCTTCTATTAGACAAATGATTGTTGATCTATGCCGGAGATTTGATGTAGGTCAAGTTACTTTTGACCGTTGGCAATCTGTTGAGATGATCCAAAGCTTAAAAGCTCAAGGTATTAATGCAGATTTTCACAGCGTTAAGAAGTCAGATTATGACACGCTTATGACTTCTATTTACGATACAAGATTGCGCGGATATTGGAATGAAATTCTTGTTGAAGAAGAGCTGCTAAAACTTAGATTATATGGCAATAACAAAATTGATCACCCTTCTACTGGATCTAAAGATTTAGCTGACGCTTTAGCCGGTGCTGTTGCCGGATGTATGAAATATGCTTCTATTGATGGTGAAGTTGAAATTGAAATATTGGGTGGAGATTCTGCTTATGAATACGATGACGATTTAGAAGAATTTGAATCTGTTTCAGTGTATAATAGTGAGCTTAAGGAATTTAATTCCGTAAATACTATATCTGCACAGGATGCAGGGAAATGGATAGAACTAATATGAACCAAGATACACAAGTTACTCTTGAGGAAATTGTTGGCGAATTGAACTCTCAAATCACAACATTAAACTTTGAATTAACCGCAAGTCGAATAGCTATTAAAAAATTGCAAGCGGCCTTAGAGAATTCAACAAAAACTACTTCAAAAACAGTTAAGAAAACAGATAACGACTTCTAGTAAAGGATTTCCGGCTTGCCCGAAAAAAATATCTCTGCTGAGGAAATATTTTGTGTTTTGAGGTTGTTATTCCATTATTGCTGATAGAGTTACTCCTAACGAGATGGGAACTCCTTCCTTCTCTTAACATAAACCATACAATTCCAAATAAGAAAAAGGATATTAAAATGACATTCAATATTGAAAAAGTAGATTCATTCCCAGAAATTTCACGTTCAGGTCGTGTTTCAGATGAACTTAATCTTATCATTGAGGCTCTTAACCAATCAGTTAAGGCTAATGATAAGTTTTGCATTAAGGGCATTGAAAAGGGTAAGGCTTATAATTCAATGCAACAGCGCATTCGTGCTCAGGCTAAAAAATTGGGTTATAGCATTGTTATTAGATACGATGCAACTGAAAAAGGTCTTTACTTCAAGGCTTCTGCAAATCATTCAACAAACAGCACAACTGAACTCTCAGTAAATGCGAATGAAATGCCCAGCGTAAAGTCTAAGGCTAAGACTTCTTCAACTAAATAATCTTTAAAAAAGAAAAATAAAAAAGGGCGGTGTAGAAATACACCGCCCTTTTTTTGTGTATAATTATCTCTATGATTAAAACAGAAGAACTAGAAATAGAAATATCGCCGGAACAGATTAAGGAATGGCATGTCTTATTTGCTTTACCTTGTTATGACCAACAGCTAACAGAACCATTTTTTATGTCGTTTATTAAAACTGCAATTGCATTTAAAGACATTGGGCTGCGTTTTTCCGTTAGCACATTGTCTGATTCCTTGATTAGTAGATCAAGAAATCAATTGGTTGCTAAGTTTATGGCTAATAAAGAGTTTACGCATATTATGTTTATTGATGTGGATCTTGCCTTTAATCCTGATGATATCTTAAAGATGCTTTGGCAGGGTAAACAAGTGGTTACTGGTGCTTACCCCATAAAGGATATAAATTGGGAAAAAGTAAAGAAAGCTGTTATAAATGATGTTGAGACAGATAAGTTAATAGAGAAAAGTGTTCGTTTTGTAGTTAATCCAGTTAAAGCTGGGGATAATACTGTTGTTGTAGATAAAGGTGCAATATCAGTATACGATGCCGGCACTGGCTTTATGTTAATTGAGAGATCAGTATTTGAAGAGATGTTTGAGAAATACCCGGAATTAAAGTATAAAGATGATACCGGTTTGCTTCAAGGTGAAGAAAAAGAATGCTCATACGCATTGTTTAATTCTTATGTTGATGAAATTGGTCGCTTCTTATCTGAGGATTATGGTTTCTGTCGTTATTGGCAAAATATGGGCGGAACTATTTGGGCAGATCCTTCTATTGATTTAATGCATTTAGGCCGTATGAAGTATAAGGGTAAGTTAATTGACTTCCTTATTGACTCTAGTGCGGAGATGGAAAAGGATAAAGGTTAATCACTTTTTTCTATAAAAGATGCACGAAGCGTATCTGCTAAAAATCATATATTAAAATTTGTGATATATTTGCTAAAAT